CACACGGAGGGCGGCTCGCCCTCTGCGGTGCAGCGCAAGCAAACCCGAGATGCCCTCTTGCCCCGCAAGGGGCCCACGGTGCAGTGCAACGCCAGGGTTGAGAGACATCTGTCTCTCTCCCCAACTCATCCATACAGGAGATCTCATGGTCCTTTCACGGAAAGAAAGAGTTATTGTCTTCAGAAAAGACTCTGGCTCTCTCATCGGACTCCATTCGACTGGCTTTACAACCAAGTCCAATGGAACGACTACCGTAAAGGGCAATCAGGTGACTGATTCGGAACCCCACGCTGTTTCCCTATTAGGGCGGCGTGGAATCAAGTCAGATATAGGTGGTCCCTTTCGTACCTTGAAGAATCATTACAAGGACGAGCGAGGATTCCCATTCAATCCGACATACAATCTGCGGGAGAATTACCCGCCGAATGTATCCGGAACATGGGGCTACTCGTATCGAGGACCGCTGTATCCCTTGATTGTGGATGCAAACGGCTACCCTGCGTATCCTCCCTCGGCTGAGACCAGCGATGCTGATCTTATTCCTTGGGGGACGGAGGCAATAGCTCGTTGCAAACCCACGAACTCGTTGGCCGATACTGCCGTTACTTTGGCAGAAATCTACCGGGAGGGACTTCCGTCCCTTCTCGGTATTCCGCTTTGGAAAGATAGGACGAACCTTGCGCGTGGCGCGGGTTCGGAATATCTTAATATCCAATTCGGATGGCTACCTCTCATCAGCGGCATCAAAGATGTCGCTAAAGCTGTCACCAAAGCTGATGAAGTTTGGCGACAGTATGTGAGGGACTCCGGACGACAAGTCCGAAGGAGTTACGAGTTTCCGCTTGAGACAACCACTACTACGAGCACACTATCCGGAAACGGTTTGCCGCTTGCGGCAAAGGGAGTTTCTCTCCCAAGTGTGTTTTGGAGTGGTGGTTCCACGGGCCAGACGCTCATTCGTGAACGGGTTGTCACGAAGCGTCGTTGGTTTGACGGAGCCTTCGTTTATTATGTCCCCGACAAGGAGACTGATAAACTGGGATACGCAGCTGCGTATGCCCGAAAGATCTATGGTGTAACCCTAGATCCTGAAGTGCTCTGGAATCTGACCCCGTGGTCCTGGGCCGCTGACTGGTTTGTTAATGCCGGTAGCGTTATTTCTAACGTTACTGACATGGCCACAGACGGCTTGGTTTTGCGGTACGGCTATCTGATGGAACATTCCATCGTTGAAGATAGGTACCGATTGACGCACAACCTGCATGTGAAGCATGGTGTGCCCAATCCACTCACCTGTACTCTTGTCACTGAAGTCAAGAAACGGGTAGTGGCATCGCCATATGGATTCGGTCTTACTTACGACGGTCTTACAGACCGTCAGAAGACCATCATCGCAGCGCTTGGTTTAACCAAGTTGAAGTGATGATGTTGCATCATCACCCATCCGCCAGTAGCCTGGTATCCAGCCAGGTACACCCCTGAAAGGAGTGTCCTATGGCACTCTCTGATCCGCAGTCGATTACCATCAACTCGGTGGCCGTCTCCCTCCCGCGCACATCCAGTGAGCGGGACGCTGGTACCTTCACCAGCAATGACGGTACGGTTCGAGAGGTGGTTTCGCATTCCTACGGGAAGCGGAACCGTCATCTCTTCCGTGTCGAACACAGCAAGATCGCCCCTGACCCGCTCATTTCTGCGAACAACATCAAGTACTCGATGTCGTTCTACATCGTCGCCGATGTGCCCGTCACGGGCTACACCGTCGCCGAGCAGAAGCAGGTGATTGATGGTTTCATCAGTCAGCTGAACGCGAGCAGTGGTGCTCTCATCACCAAGTTCCTTGGTGGTGAGAACTAAGGATCCTGCTGTGAAGTCGACTGATCCAGCATCAGAGGACCAATCGCAAGGATCGACTCTGTACTGTTCAGTACAGGATACACACATTCAAGGGCAGATGTGCCTTGAGTGTTTGTGTATCTACATCGTTCCCTACGATTGGGACCGGTGAATCACTAGATGATTCAGTGCTTGGACGCACTGAACGAGAGGAGACAATATGAATGCCCCCTTCGAGACCGTTCTCTGGACTTTTTGTCCGGATCACGATCTTCCGACATTGCGTATTCGTACGTTCCTTCTTCCAGATGGAGAAGGTTCCTACGTCGCGATGTGGGATCAGTGGCGTTCTTGTGGCATGCCGATTGATTCGGACGTCCACAGTGAGCACATCCGCCAGTTGGTCAATTACGGATTCATCAAGGATGAAGACGTGAAAGACTACCGGTGGACCGGTTCTCTCTATGTCGGTATGACATTGAGAGAGATGCTGGATCTTCCACACATGGATCAGGAGTCCTAGGCTAGGATCTACTACCCCCTTGAGGAGGAGAGATGAAAAGCCTAGAAACTCTCTGGATGAGGGTGCTCGCAGAAGCGGGCACCAGATGTTGCGTCTGCACCCTCCGTGACCGAAAAACGGCCGCGGAGCGAATCGAACATGAAGGGTTAGCGTTTTTAACGATAACCCTACCTTCCTTTGGGAAAGACTTCCAAAAAAGTCTTGAACTTGGGAAGGTGGATCGCAATCTGTTCCAGGGTTTCTCCTGGCAGAAAGGTCTCCCCCGATTTCTCGGAGGTTTCCTCGATCTTGTGTTCGATCGTGGTACAGGTGTCCTACTCACGGACCCCTCGATAGATGCAATCCGATCCATCAGACAGATTACTCTGCTGGTGGAGAAGGCTCGGCTTCCCATTTCACAATGGAGAGTCGATGATGCTATCAGGAGTTACGTTGAGTGTGAGAAGGAAGTTCAAAGATGTGACAGCGAAAGGACTCTGGCTGATTACCAGAAGTTTACTCGTATGTCTCATCTCCTGTTTTCTGGGGTTTTCCCTCATTGGGATCGACAGATCTCAAGAGGAGAAATCACCCCGAAACACGGACCTGGTGCTACTGCAGAAAAGTCTTCCAGTAACAGGAAGTACTCTGCATTGCTCTGGTCCGATCGCATGGAGTCGCTGTTCTCTGCTGGAGAATTTCTCTTCCCCAACATGAGATTCTTCTTGACAGAAGATAGCACTCCTCGAAGCGATGTGAACTTCCTCGAACCTGGTGCGGAGATACCCGTGAGGGTTATCACCGTTCCTAAGACGATGAAAACGCCACGAATTATCGCGATTGAGCCTGTGTATGTACAATACATGCAACAGGCCCTTCTCGAGAGTTTCATGGTGCTGTGGAGAAGGGATGACATCCTATCTTCACTGCTCGGTTTCGATGACCAGCTGCCTAATCAACAGATGGCTCAACGTGCTTCCAGTGATGGAAGTCTTGCGACACTAGATCTTAGTGAAGCAAGTGACCGCGTTTCCAATCAGCTCGTACGCGCGATGGTACGCAACTACCCCTATATTGCGGGGGCGTTGGACGTTACCAGATCGCGGAAGGCTGACGTGCCTGGCTACGGAGTTATCCGTCTAGCCAAGTTCGCGTCTATGGGTTCAGCAGTGTGCTTTCCCGTTGAGGCTATGGTCTTCTTGACCGTAGTCTTTTTAGGGATTGAACAATGCTTAGGACACATGTTGACCCGCGATGACATTAAGTCATTCGTGGGCCAGGTGCGCATCTTTGGGGATGATATCATTGTCCCCTCAGACATGGCGCATACCGTCGTCGAGACACTGCATTCTTTTGGGTTTGCAGTGAACACTGGCAAGAGCTATTGGAACGGTAAGTTCCGAGAGTCTTGCGGTGGTGATTTCTACGATGGCTCTGACGTTGGAATTGTCAGGGTCCGCTCGGAGATTCCCACACGGCGGCAGCACGTGGAAGAGGTAATAGCCACGGTATCTCTCCGGAATCAGCTTTACGAAGCTGGCTACAGAGAGACCTGCGACTGGCTTGACGACAGGTTGGCTAGTATCCTTCGTGGATACTATCCTGTCGTGCAACCCACCTCTTCTGCGCTTGGCAGAGTCCATGACAGTCAATTTTACCAAATTGACCGCATGGATCCCCGACTCCATCGGCCCCTTGTCAAGGCCTTTAGAGTTCGGGCTCAGTCTCCATTAGATATTTTGGAGAATGAGTTTGCCCTCCAGAAGTTCTTCCTGAAGCGCGGTTTCGAACCGCTCGATGTGAGGAGCCTGGAACGTGCTGGACGTCCCAAGCGCGTCGACATCAAGCTTGGATGGACCACGCCTTTCTAAGGTGTGGTGGGATTCAAATCCCGTGAGGGGGTCTGTCGACCCTTTTAGCCTAGGC